TCAACTTCCTAACGTAGAATTGTTACCTCATCTCATGGTTGATCTTGGTACTAGTGACGGTAAAGATGTATTACGCCGTTACGCTAATGATATGGTATCAGCAGGGTTTGAAGGCATTATGATTAAGAATGTCGATGCACCTTATGAATGTAAGCGTAATACATTTTGGATGAAGTGGAAGCCTACTATCACTGTTGATCTGCCAGTCGTTAACCTCGAACAAGGTACAGGTAGAAACGTAGGACGATTGGGTGCATTAGTTTGTGCAGGGGTTGACCTTGACAAACACATTGTTGTTAATGTAGGTAGTGGATTTAGTGACGAAGATCGTGATGTCTTTTGGGACAATCGTGATGATGTAATTGGTCGTACAGCAGAAATCTTGTGTGATGTGATTACACAGAATCAAGATGGTACTTATAGTCTGCGATTCCCTCGCTTTGTAAGATTTAGAGACGATAAGTAATTAGGTGATAAATGACAACTAGTTATCATGAAGAACAGCTATTGTTAGATGCTGATGCCCTTGAAAACCCTAAAATTGGAGACTATTGGCATGAAATGTTTTGTCCTTATTTTATCATTGTTGACATTAAGGATAAAAAGTTTACTATTCTAAACTGTTCAGATGGCGGGATGAATCGAAAAGAAACTAATGCCAAAGTTGATAACCGAGACGGTACTTGGAGTTTCGACTATAGTAAATCAATGGTTGTAGACCATGAATGGATTCGTGAAACTGTTACATATAGTAGTATTAAAGGATTTGTTGCGGATGTTTCAAGAACAGAAAAAAGCATGAAAGTCGTTGAAGAATGGCGTGATTATGTTCAGAAATCCATGCTAGAAGAAATTGATAAACTTAAAGCTAAGTGGGAAGAATTTACCGGCTGGAGCCTTTTGAAGGGAGATATTAACAATGAATGAGGATATAGTAGGTAAAAAATACGTTTTTGAAGACGGAGATTATATCGAAGTTATTCAGATTAAGTCACGAAGTATAGATCAGAATCTTGTTACATACCATGTCCAGCAAGGACCTGGAATACCTAGAAAACTAGTAATGGAATTAAACGAATTTATGGGAACATATGGTCATCTATTTGGTAAGGGCGAACCTCCAACCCCTACAGAATAATATTCACTTATTAAGTTATTTTTTACTATAAATATATAATGCCCACAATATTTAGAAAAGTATTCAGTTTGTCTACGTTAGCCTTGCTCGTTGCATTGATGCTAAGTTCTATTGCGGCTTGGTACAGCGTAGCAGGTTTAACTGCTATATTTGCTGCTGCTGTTACCCCCATAATGATTATGGGTGGTAGCTTAGAATTCGCCAAAGTAGTAACTACCATATGGCTACACCGATATTGGGATAAATGCAAACTAGGTATGAAGTCTTATCTTACCTTAGCAGTAGTAGTACTTGCAATAGTTACTAGTATGGGTATATTTGGATTCTTGAGCAAAGCACACATGGATCAAGGTGTACCTACAGGTGATATTGCTGCGCAGATTAGTTTGATTGATGAAAAGATTAATTCTCAAAAAGAATATATTAATAGTGAACGTGACAATATAGAATCTGCTAGAAAGACCATATCGCAAATGGACGCACAGGTAAGTGCTAGATTAGATCGTGGCACAAATGAACAAAGCGCAGAACGTAGTGTACAAATACGTGCGCAACAAAAGAGTGAACGTGCCGCACTTACTAAAGAAATTGCTACCTCTCAGGATCATATAGAGCAAGCTAATAGTGTTATCGCTCAACTAAATCAAGAGAAAGCACCTATTGCTGCTAAGTTCCGTAAGGTAGAAGCAGAAGTTGGTCCTATTAAATATATTGCAGCTTTGATATATGGAGATAATCCAGATCAAGCATTATTAGAACGTGCAGTACGTTGGGTCATCATATTGTTGATATTCGTGTTTGACCCATTAGCATTGATGTTGGTAATTGCTGCTATTAGTAGCTATAAGTGGGAGCTTGAAATTACGGACGAAATAGTTCCGACCACCACAGCAGAACCCCTCCCACCTATTACCGAAGATGTGAGTGAAGTTAAAATAGACAACAATGTGATCCCAACGGAACCAATAATAGAACCAACAGTAAATGATACTACTATTGATAACATGGATACTAGCGTTCCATTACCAAAAAAAAAGTTAGTGAAATCTAAAAGAAAAGTTAAACAAACTAAAGTAGAACCTATTCAAGAAGTAACTATTCCTGCTGAAATAGTCGAAGAACCAGTATTAGAATCTATTCAAGAACCTATTCAAGAACCTAAACCAGATAAACCAAAAGTAATTGATAAACCTATAAACACTGTAGGTGTAACTCTTGTAACAGATGTTGGCGGTGGCTACGTAAAATTCAACGATGGTGTTTATCAGAGAAATGCCTTAAAAGAATTAAGACCAGATTTGTTTGCTGTCAGAGTAGACAATGGTGTAAAAAGCAGCACTAACTTTGGAACACAGTTTCCAAAGATAGCAGCCAAAGGTGACATATTTGTTCGTGTAGATGTATTACCAAATCGTGCATATAAATTCGACGGTAATAAATGGATAGAACAAAATAAGACAACTACTCAAAGTTATCTTTACAATAAAGACTATATTGAATTCTTAATTGAAAAAATTAAGTTGGGTGAATATGACCTAGATATGCTCAGTGAACACGAAAGAGCAGAAATTGAATCATATTTAAAAGGTAATTAAAACAATTGATCTTTGTTTTACGATAGATTATTATTAAACATGGAGTGTAGCACATATGTTTTCTTTTATTACAATATTAGTTTCATTACTAATGATAAAATTAGGTCTTCTCATAAGTACGAGATTTCCAAGACTAAGTGATGTACTAGGTATAACCGGAACAATTATACTCATGTTAATAATAACAAGCGGTGTGATGACAATTCTGAATAATTCGAGCGATTTGAATTAAATTTATAACAAAAAGGATTACTAATAAGTAGATATTATGACTGATAAAAAACAATTAGAAGTTTGCTCGTTTTGCAATTACCACAAAGATAATAGAAAAAAACTGATAGTATCAGGAGATGTTGCAATCTGCGATTATTGCATTGAATTGTGTAGTGATATTGTAGAAAAGGACATTAAGCCGGATCCTCTTCCTGTAGAAGATAGTATTCTTAAGGATATAGATCCAATGTCGATCTTTGGCTATCTTGATAGCCATGTAGTTGGACAAGAAGAAGCTAAAAAAGTGTTATCGGTTGCTATTGCGAATCATTATAAAAGAATCACTCATCCACCCACTGACCTCGAAATACAGAAGGGCAATGTATTGATCATGGGTCCTACTGGATCCGGTAAAACCATGTTGGCAAAGACTGCTGCTAAGTTCCTTAAGGTTCCATTCGTTATCGCAGATGCTACTAGTCTAACCGAAGCAGGTTATGTAGGTGATGACGTTGAAAGCATGATTGCTATGCTGTTGCAAGCTGCCGGTGGAGATATAGGACTGGCTGAAAAGGGTATCATTTTTGTTGATGAAATTGACAAAATTGCTCGCAAAGGAGAAAGTGCTAGTATTACCCGTGACGTAAGTGGAGAAGGGGTGCAACAAGCATTACTCAAACTTATTGAAGGAACTAAGTGCAGAGTACCAGTAAACGGAGGCAGAAAGCATCCGGATGGTAATATGAATGTAGTAGATACTAAAAACATATTATTCATTGCAGGCGGGGCATTCGTTGGGTTAAATGATGTAGTTCGTAATAGAATGAAGGGTACTACGATCGGGTTTAACGCTGAAATCAAGAGCGACAATAATGGTGACCCGTTAGATGAAGTATCTCCTGACGATCTAACTAAATTTGGTATGATTCCTGAATTTGTGGGTCGCTTTGCTACTATGATCAACGTAGCTGACCTAAATAAGGACCAACTAATTCTAGTGATGACTAAGATTAAGAACAACCTTATTGCTCAATATCAGTATCTTTTCAGCTTAGATAATGTAAAACTAACATTCGACACACCAGCTATTGAACAGATTGCAGAAAATTGCTTAAAGTTAAAAACCGGTGCTAGAGGTATTCAAAGTGAACTAGAACGTGTGCTAATGCCACATATGTTTAATATTGGAATTTATAAACAAAATAATATCAAAAAGATAAATATTACACAGGAATTAGTGAACGAACCTAAAACATTATGAAATTAACCGGAAGACAAGTATTCGTTAAAGACGGAAACGTAGAAAAGGCACTTAGAAAATTCAAAAAGAAAGTGTCTGAAAGTGGCCTATTGCTAGAATTGCAAGAACGTGAGACATACACCAAACCTAGTGTTAAAAGAAAACTAGCCCGTGATATGGCAAAAAGACGTTGGAAGAAATTCTTATCTCAGCAACAGTTACCAAAAGATAAATTTTAATTCACCCAAAAAAGTATTATTTTTTGCGAAATAATGTATACTAAATAGTAATACAGATGCCGGTAGTCGGGTCTGTATAGTCATAAACTTGCTTATTAAAGGAGAAAATAAAATGACAAAGACATTAACACTTCGTTCCTTCGACATTCCTACCATTCACAAATTTGGTGTTGGATTCGACTCAATCTTCGACGATCTAACTAGAATATCAGCTAATCAAACAAACACAAATTATCCGCCTTACAATATTGTAAAGTACGATGATAATAAGTTTGCTATTGAAGTTGCTGTTGCTGGTTTCCGAGAAGGTGACATCAATATCACTGTCGAAAAGAACGTGCTTACTATTGTAGGCGAAAAGATTGAAACTGTAGATGAACTTGATGAACCAGAAACAGTATATCTGCATCATGGTATCAGCTCACGTAGTTTCAATCGCACATTCACACTTGCGGACCATGTCGAGGTTGTGGATGCTGACGTTGCAAACGGTATCTTGACTGTAACACTGGAACGCAAGGTTCCGGAAGAATTGCAGCCCAAGAAGATTCAGATATCATATAACAAGTAATTTACAATTACTAAAGTGGTAACGTAGCATATTACCTCTGCCACCTATCAAGCCACAGTGGGGACAACCTACTGTGGCTTTTTTGTGTCCTTTAGAACCCAAAGACACCTTATGACCGTGATCAGGTGGTTTTATTAATTTACTGTGAATTTTGGACATTTTTCTTTTTGTTTCTTCGCTATGAAATTTTAATCCAACTTGACCTTTATTCAAAGCAGGTCTTGACATTTTGCGTTTAGTTTCTTCTGAATGTTTTCTTCCTAAATTAACGCCTTTCATTATTATTCCTGAGGTGCCTTCGCCTCCGTCAGTTCTGTTTAATAATATTCCTGTTCTTAAATCTTTTCGTCCATACCAACGAATCATTCTTCTTTCCAGTGCAAAGGCACCGATTTCGCTCAAATTTTTTTCAAGAAATACAATTTTATTCTTATTTTTAGGAACAGTTATTCCGCAGTGCTTATTAAATGCTCTAGTACCTTTACCTTTTCCTATGTA